CTCTGACTCCGGCACATATTTCATAGAGCATTTTTTGATGTCTGCAATATGAGTGGAGCAGCACCAAGCAATTCGATGTCTTCCGCTTGAGTGACTTCTGCGTTTAAATGTGCCACCGCACCGGCCACAGATGATTTTGCCTGAAAAGGGATAAAGGGTCTGATACTTTGTGTTTTGCTTTTCCAGCCCTTTTTCCTTAGCACGCTGATCAATAATATCCTGTGCGGTCTCAAAATCCTCATGACTGATAATCGGATCGTGATGATTTCGAATTAGATATTGGTCTTTTTCTCCATTGTTGTTATGGCGGTTGAAGTACTCATCAGTATAGGTCTTTTGAAAAATGACATCACCTGTGTACTTTTCATTACTAACCATCCCGCGTATAGTCGTTGATGTCCAACGACCGCCTTTTTTGGTCGGTACCTTTCGTCTGTTCAACTCATTAGCGATTTTGTGAGCACCCTTGCCGGACAAAATCTCGGCAAAGATGAAGCGGACAATTTTAGCTTGAGACTTATTGATAACCATTTCACCGTCTACATTGTCATAGCCGTAAGGCGGATAAGATATTTTATATGTACCATTTTGGAATCTGCGCTTAATCGACCATTTGTTGTTCTCGGAGATGGAGACCGATTCGCTTTCGGCCAGTCCAGACAGGATTGACAGCATGAGTTCGCTTTCCATTGACCCGGTGTTAATATTTTCTTTCTCAAAATAAATGAAAACATCAAGGTCAAGCAGCTTTCTGACCAGTTCAAGACAATCGGTTGTATTTCGAGCAAATCTGCTGATAGACTTCGTTACAATGAGGTCTATTTTTCTGTCTTCACAGTCTTCAATCATTCGAAGTAATTCAGGCCGCTTTTCCTTTTTTGTTCCGGAGATGCCCTCATCATAATAGAGCCCGGTGAACTCCCACTCAGGATTTGCATTGACGTAGGATTCATAATGCTTTATTTGAGCATCCAGACTTTCGAGTTGTTCATCGCTGTCGGTAGATACACGGCAGTAGGCCGCAACCCGCAACTTAGTCTGTTCGGTAAAATGGGCTGTGTTTTGAGCAATTTTCGTTACCTTTTTCAAATTCTCACCTCCTTAGTCAGTGTGACATATTACCTCTGAAACGAAGTTATATCAACAATTTCAGGGCATAATCTCGGCTAATAGCGGCGAGAAAGTTTTGCGATTTAATTCGGTTATCTTGTTGAATTCCGACAAGGTAATTAAGCCTTTCTCAAGCATAGAAGTGAGTATTTGCTGTGCTCTCACATAATCAACTTCGCGCTGCATTTGCTCATGCGGAGTAGCGTTCACTTCACCATCGATTTTCAGCCCTTCGCCAATAGGGCAACGCATTAACTCAAGTTTCTGTTCATTGAACACGAGAAACCACCTCCTCGCTATACGGAGAAAAGTGGAGCGTTTTATACACCTATAAATAAAAAAAGCCCGCAGAGTTTTTACGCTCCGCGGGCTTGAAAATAGTTATCACGAATATTTAATGAAAGCATCCTTAAATCCTGCCGCCTTAACCTTCTTGAGCATGGCGTCAGCATTTGCTTTGACAGAGTATGCACCGACTTGAACTCGGTACAGTTTCTTTGGATCGGTGGTGGTAGTAACTTCTGTTACCGATAGCAACTTTTTAACTTCGGCACGGAAAGTATCCATTGACTTCCCGTGTTTAGGAAACCAGTGCCCGGGGTCGGCATGGTTACTAGCGATACCACGCTTATGCCCTTCGTAATGCCCAATGATCACGCCATCTGCCATTGGATCGAGCTTGTACTCTTTGCAGAGATAGGCGCATAATTCAGCTGCTTCTTTATATACAGCATTGAAGTAAGCAGCATCAGTCAAGCCATCTTCACAAATTTCAAAACTGATATGAGTATCGTTGACTGAGCCTTTTGAACCGGAGCCACCATGCCAACCTCGATGATTCCATGTAAGCGTCTGATACGTGGCAACTGTTCCGTTCGCCAGCTTTCCGATGAAGGCATGAACACAGACCTGCCGTCCTCCGGGCTTATCTTGGTTCCAGTGGTTATTGTACTGGTTCTTACCAAGCAATCCGTCGTCAGGGCCGACATAGCGTTTCAGCCACGGATTATTTGCCCCGGTAGAATGCACCATGATACCCTTAGGAGTGATAGTTCGGCCTGCTTTGTAGCAAGCATTGTTGGTCAAAATGAGTTTATGGAGGTTCATTTCGTTTCGCCGTCCTTTCCATGAAGCTGTGCCAGCACACCTTTTAACTTTTCAGGCACAGGTAGCCCAATAGCCGTGGCATTCTCAACAAGAGAAATACCCTCATTAGCAATGTAGAAGAAGATAATCGCTGTACGAAGTGGTGCTCCCGTGCCGCCGAGCAGGTAAGTGTCAATGAGATGACCAATACCGACCACAAGAAATAGCACTACCTTCTTGGCGATACCCTGTGCTCCGATTCGGCTGGAAAGTTTCTTCTCCACAATTGCACGAAGCACACCAGTGATGTAGTCGACAACCACAAAGGCAATGAGTGCGTAAAGGAAACCGTCTAATCCGCCTAAATACCAGCCAAGGGTTCCTCCAATGCCTGTAAACACAACCTGAATCCAATTCCAAATCTCGTTCATTTTCGTTTTCCTCCTGTTTGATTGCATAAAAAACACCTGCTAAAATAAGCAGGCGCTAATGCCGATATGAATGGTCATTTTTAACTCTGTTTTGGGAGTGCCTCCCAAAGCCGCAAGTCTTCCTGACCGAGTGACCATAAGGCAAACCCACGCAAACCCCATCGGTATGCAGCTTCATTTGCCCAGTATACGATCGAATCTACGTCTTGGTAGTAGACGATACCAAAACCATCTCCATCGCCGAGGAATATCCTCGAGCACCAGACATTGATATCACGTGGTGTGAATTTTGCAGTATAGTCAGCGTTGCAGGGAATGTATAGCATCGCTGAATGCACAAAGTCGTAATCCATCGAGATATCCTCACTTCGGGTAGAGGATTCCTCCACGTCTGAAGACAGCGTGAATACCTCGAATTCACTGTCCCATGTCACGTTACTCCGGGCGACCCTGCCGTAAGTTTCGGTAGTACCGTTTGGCATCGTCACATCAAAAGCTTCATACGGCTCGTAAGTCCAGGCATCGCCTAAACGCAGAAGTTCACACTTGATTTCATTGTCCGACCGAATACCACAATAACCGCTTGTCGGTGATACCGTGGCTGTGAAGCGGAGGGTGTTGCTGTTTCCGGAATAAACCCTCACGCGGTTGCCGCGTTTCCTCATTTCGATGAGATACATATTGGGGTTTGTTCGGATATCGGAGACGGGTGTTTTAGAGTAAGCTGATCCATAACTGCCGAGCAAAACAGATCCTTGATAGAGTTCCGCTTGCTGCGTGTCAATGTTGATACAACAGAAGATGTTGCCGATAAATACCCCAGCGCGCCCGCTTCCGTTATGAGGGAAAGCAAGCCGAGCTCGAAGATGAACATCAGAGAAACTGTCATATCTCCAGGCAAGCTGGCCACTACCTTCCAGCTGTGAGTAAACCCTGCCGGTTGCATATTCATCGCTTCGCCAGACTGCCCAATTGCCTGAAAGCGTAGTCCAGTAAGTGCTTTGCAGTGTGATGGGGTCCCGGAAGTCCTCATACCACACCAGAGCCGAGTCGGGTTTTCTTCGAAGAATCTCGGTGGTCAGCTTGAAGCCTTTGTCCGGAACAGCCATATTTCCGTTAACGTCCTTGAAACTGCGCGGTGAGAGTTCAAATGTAGCTGAACCCGCTGAGGGCCGTTCTGAAAACGATGAGCAAAGACGAAAGCCATATAACTGTGCGCCAACCACACCGCCGTCAACGGTGATGGTGTGTTCTCCTGCTGACAAGCTGCGCCCTTTGGCAAGAGCCACCCAGAAGGTGCTTCTCCAATATGGCCACCATAGGCGGCTTTCGTAAAATCCGACTGAGGAACCGTCAAGTGAAATGTTGATACCGTTCTTATCCCAATACGGAAAGCAGATACGGACGACAACATCATAAACTCCCGATTGCGGAACGGTAAATTCGTAGGTGGCTGTACCCGTTTCTGATGAGAGCGTAATCATGCCGTTGCCAATAACCACACCCTCTGTATAACTATCCGGCACACCGTCCCGGTCAATATAGATTGTGCCAAACTCTGCCTTTTGTGTTTTTCCGTAGCAAGTTAAGTATCGTCGGCGGTTGTAGGTTTCCCCGATGATAGGGGCTTCTCGGCTGGTTGCATCGCCACCCTCAGCATAATCGTATACCTGAGGGAGCATATACGGTACCTGATCGTAATCGTCCCAGTAGGCAAGCCACGGTATCATCGGCTGTGGAGGAGCATTACCCGTGAAGTTATACCCGCCCTCCGCCCATATTTTAGCGGCATAGTAGGTAAGTGACACTCCACGATATGTCTTGCCGAGGTCGGCAGGGTTTGCATATATCTGCCACTCCCAACCGTAACCCGGCAAACCCATATAAATTTTTTGTGGGTTCATTACTCTGGCAGCATAATCATACACACCGACAAGCCAGTCCCTTGGAGAGACAGGACCCGGTGCACTACCAGCCCAAGACATACCGTAGGACATAATCGCTGCCGTGTCGCAGTACGCATCGAGATCGGCATAGACACACCAGTTCTCACCACCGACCGAGCCTTGGACGCCAGTCATACCGGGCAAACAGATATTGACCAGTTTGGCGGGATTGTACGCTTTGACGGTTTGGTATATATCGCGAAAGAGAATATTCGCTGCGGCCTTGTTCTCGTATCCGCCGCCGCGCTCCAAGTCGATATCCACACCAGCGCACCACGGGTATTTCTGCATGATCCGCACTAATTCAGATAGAAACTTAGTCTTTGCACCATTTTCGTTATTCCGCAGAGCAGTGAATATAGAAGCTGTTCCGTGATTCATCACGGTAAGAAACCAACGCACTTTGGGCCATTTGTTGATGTATGGCATCATGCTGGATATCGGTGTACCTGTTTCGGTTATCGTTCCTGATATGTCCACCTCAAAGGTGAAAATGCCGACGGCTTCAAAACGGTCTCCGTAATTATTCAAGGCTTGGTGCATTCGGGTGTTGCCCATGAACGACCATACCATG